TTAATTACTGACTTTATCTTTCAGGTTTTCAGCACCTTCTTTGGTGCTGTTCCAGGCTTTCTCAGAACCCTGCTTGGTTTTATCCCAGGCCTTTTCTGAGCCTTCTTTAGTTTTGTTCCAGGCTTTTTTCGAGCCTTCGCTTACCTTGCTGCTGGTGGTATCGCTTTCGCCTTTGGCAGCATGCTCAGACTTCTGCTTCAGCTCTTCACCGCGGTGCTCAGCCTTGTGCAGCTTCTCTTTCGCCGTGTCGGCGCCTTCGTGAGCCTGCTGGACGGTTTCATCTGTTGCGTGCGTCATCGTGTTGGCAGCAAATACCGGAGCAGCCAGCATAAATGCAGAAAGTGCAATAATTGTCTTCTTCATCATAATTCCTTGATTCGCTGTGATAACAGTGGTGATAAGTGTGGCACAACGTGTTTAATTTGCCATTAGGAATAAACTGTAAATAACGTGAAGTACAAGGATTGCAAACAAAAAGGCTGCTTAAGAGTATTAGACCAGAGATAATAAGAAGCCCGGAGATATCCGGGCTTCTTATTAATTTTACTTACCTTTCTTAATATGAATGACAAATAAGCGCATAAGCTACTTGATTTTAAAGTATTTTAATTATTGTCCTTTTAATTTGTGTACACCCTTGTGTACACGATTTAAGAGGGTGCTCACTTACTTTGTTCAATTTTCATCCCCACCGCAAGACCTAAGTAACCATACCGTGATCTTACCGTGCTCACTCTTATTGTATGATACATCTATCCCACAATAAGGAATCAGCCAGCCATGAGAATGACCAGCCGCAAAAAAGAGATACTCAGCTACTTTGATCCGGATAACCTCGATTGGGTGACGGGCGAGATCGGCGCACCACCGCTGGACGTGTCCGGAGTTGCCTACCTGCTTCACGGCATGGAGTCGTTCGACAAGCGCCACCAGCTCGAATCTACCCGCCGCACGCTGGAAAATATGGTTGCTGGTGGCCTGCTGGAACGGGTGACGGTGTACGAACAGCGGCAGAACACCACACAGAGTAGCGCAGATGCTCCCGGCGTCTGGTGTAACGTGACGCGCTACGGCCTGCCGGGAACGTGCCGGATAACCAGAGATACCGGCGGTGATGATAATTCATTATCAGGGGAATACGTGCGAGTTGGCTGAATCCTGCAGCTATGCGTGGAGCTTATGCGTTAACCTGCCAGCTATGCGTTGAGTACGGCAGCCGGAGATATTCATCGCCGCGGGGCAGCCGGTCTTTTCCACTGGTAGGCCGGCGATCGCATCATGGTGCGGTAGCGTTCCTGCCTGGCTATCGTGCTTATTACGTCGTACTCAATGGCCCGCTGCTCCGCCGGGGCGAGCTGGTGGCCTTCGTGCTCCAGAATGGCGGTGGTGAGTAGTGCTGTTTCGCGTGGGGTCATGGAATATCTCCTGCCGGCTTATTATAAATGTGGGATTATCACTTATGTACCCACCATATGAGCAAATTGCTCGCATTGCGCCTTCAACACCCCTACGTTTTCTTGCGCTTTCCCTTCAGCAGGATGCGCAGGATAAGGATGCTCGACGCCTTGACCTGGTAGCTTTACCGAGGTACGCGGCTTACTCTTTTGCGTACCGCTCTGCGTACCGTTTTTGCGTACCTGCGTACCGCTCTTGCGCACCCATCGATCACGCTTGGCTCTCTCCTGATTGCTCCTTAAGTGACGCCGTGCTGCGCGCCTATTTCACGGAGGCTCAATGCCCCGGCTCGGTAAGCCGACTCGATGCCCTCCCAGTCCGGTTTTGCCATTGTTCTATTCCAGTGGTTAAAGCCATTAAAAAAGCCACCCGGAGGTGGCCTTGCACGACTTCGAAAATGAACTCAAGCGCCTAGTTTACTGCAGGCTCCATTGATTAATTTCATCAAAAACGAACTTCCTCCAGCATCTGGATGGCAAGCCTTCGATAATTTTATTTTGCGTTTTTTTACTTCGTCTATGCTAGGCGTTGAACCTATTTTGAACCCCAACACCTCGAGCGGGTCTACATTAGAAAAGTCAGTTCTGGAGTTATTATCCCTCTCTAACTCTAACAATCTGATTCGCTCACGCAACTTGTTAATTTCTTGTTCTTCAATTACTTTTGCCTGCTCGATAGCTATTTTTGAGTTCTCAGCAAAAATAGTATTCCAATAAACAAATCCTTGGCTCATTAAATCTTGATATTGCTCATGAAGATAACCTCTGTAAATATCATCCCTCTCATCTAATACTGCCAAATAAATATCACCTTTTTTGACAACAACATACCTTATTTCTCGCCGATATTGGTAGTTAAAATTATCACTCCAGTTCATCGATAACCCTTATTCTCAGTCAGCAGCATTCTTAAGCATAGTTGCATTATACTTGATATTTAATGCATATAGAATACCGAAATCCGTCAATAAAATTTACTTCATACACTGGGTGGTAATGTGGTACTGAAAGTAGCTAACCATCATCTTCATTGTGATGATTTGCTCTCTAAGGATAATCGCCCTACCAATGAGTAAATCCAATCTGAAAGAATTCCGCGTTCCGGCTGAATTGCAGGACGCTTTCAATGACGCTGTAGCATCCTCTGGCAGTGATAAAATCACGTGGCTTGTCGACGCCCTTAGCAAATAGAGCCAGCCAGAGAGTAACCCACAATCCCGGATGCTGGCGCTGGTGGAGCGCATGGAAGTAGCCGCCGCTGCGCTGGCCGGTGGCCGGTGGCCGGTGGCCGGTGGCCGGTGGCCGGTGGCAAACAGGGTATACCCCCCTCAGCCGTACAATGAAACGGCGGTGATAGGGATTGTTGCCGATACCATCCGGCAGGGTCTGGATAATGGCCGCATCATCGCTGAGCGGCTCAATGAAGCGGGTTATCAGACTAAAGCAGGTAAGGCGTGGGATAAGGATATTTACAGCGCCTGGAAACGCCATAGCAGCCATGCTGATAAGCTGGAGGCGGCGCTACATGGGCAAGTACTAACTACCAATCACTCAAGTCGGAATCATCGAACCACTCAGCCTCTCTAGCCGTACGTGCTATGAATACTCCAATGATAGCCTTACCGGGTAAGTGACGAAGAAGGGTATTCTTCATCGCTTTGTAATGACTTCCAGCGGTTAGAACATCATCAAATATAACTATATTATTCCGCAACCCAGTTGCCGCAGCGGCATTGAAAACGTAGTTCCGTTCGATTTGTTCGGGAGTATGCCTACTCTCAGCAGTGTGGGATGCTGGCATAGATACCCTTTGAGTAATCAGCTCCCTGAAGTCGAAATTAGGCTTAGTTTGTTGACACATCCTTAATACATCAATAAGGCGTCCATCATAGGCTTCATCAGTTTGGCACTTAGAGGGAGGGACTGGTACAAATGTCAACACATTTGTATCAGTAATCGAATTTAGCAGCCCGGAGATCCGCTTTATTGCCGCTTCCTTATAAGCCCACTCTGCTCGCCCTCTCTTGTTAACACCCTTTTTAAAATTGTGAATTAGGTTGTTGGTGTCACTGAAGGCATAGCCTCCCCGAGCGGTGTATTCACCAAAGAAAAAGCAACGGTCATCATCAGTTAAATGATAATGCTGATTGCGCGTTAACTCATCAATTCTTGTCAGACGCATGATTAGTCCAGATTGGTCCTAATGTCATCGTAGTCTCTTACCCTGATAGCTCCCTGTGCTTCATACTTGGCAGGCCATGAGATAGATGGATTCTGAAAACACGATTCCAAAATAAATAGTTTTCGCCCTTGCGCAAGCGCTGCTCGCGCCTGAGTCAAAGTGCCAGACGTATCTGATGCCTCGACAATAATCGTTGCTTTTGTAAGCGCAGACATCGTTACATTTCGCTCCGGGAAGAAGATGCGATTGCTCCTGTAGTCCTGATCAAGATAACGCTGGAACGGAACCTGGCTGATAAGCAGATAGTTTTCTCTTATCTTTTTTTGTAGGCCAAAATTCTGTTTGGGGTAATTATGTGACAAAGGGGTACCAATAACAGCGATGGTTTTCCCCCCCATATCAAGGGCCGTTTGATGGGCGCAGGTATCAACGCCCTCGGCCAAACCCGAGACAATAGTGAAGCCGTCACTGACAAGACATTTAACCAACTTTCTCGTTCTTCTAGCCCCTTCTTCTGACACTTTACGTGAGCCCACAACTGCCACAGAAGGAGTGTTCACTAGGTCCCACCATCCCTGATAGTAGAGAACTTCGATTGGGTGACGAGCATCACGCAGTTTATCCGGGTACTCCCCTGCGCCATGTACACGTACACCGAAATCTTCAACGTTAAATTTATCAAGGATGTTTTTTAACTTTGACTTAAAGGAGTCGATCGTGCTGTCCGAAACCAATTCAGATGGCAAAATGCCACCTTCAGCACGCCGGAATTTATCAGCTATCGTTTTGAAGGTTGCGCCTTGTTCCGTCCACAAGGCCTCGTAAGCAGCCATCTCCCTGAAAGGAGACACAGCACGCTCGAATGAGTTGTGTGATTCGAAATCAAGTAATGACATAGTGTTCTGGCTATCCAATTGGTAACTGAAAGTGCTTTTCTTAGCATTCTACAGTAGCAAGAAAAGTTGTGATAACTGTACATGTGATCAGTATTATTATTTATATTATAACAATGCTGGCGTCAACAAGTGTACATTTTAAGCTATCAGCGCGGGGCTGCTGGCTTCTGCCACTGGTAGGCTGGCGTGTTCATTCTGCGCCGGTGGCGCTCTTTGTCCTGTAGCGCCTGCCTCAGCCCGGTACGGATGGTGTAGCGGGTGTAGTTGTCGACTCGCTCGCCGCTCTACCTGGCTATCTCCAGCATCGTTAATTCAAGCGTCGCACGGTCTTACATGGTGGCGCTCCTGTAGCTGGCGGGTAACTGGCTGATTTTAGCTAACTCAGTCAGAGAACCAGAGTTAACCTTACCGTAATCTTGGGGTATTCATGGGGTAGGCTATCCGTGAACGGCTAAAAGCCCTCCTCCTGCGCTATCCTCTCGGCTACCTCCTTTATCGGGCTGCCGAAAAGCTCAATACTCCACGCGTCCAGAGCCGAACGGTAAGCCTCCATATCGTAGTAGCCGTCGGGCCTCTGGAACAAGTTTCTATCCGGCGGCGGCTGGCAGCCCGGCACATTGGCAGAGGTTTCTTTTGCGTGCTGCTCCAGTAGCTTTATGCGCGCTTTAAGATTCATCATTACCACCCACCAGCAGCGTCCTCAGTTCGGAGGATTGGGGAAAGCTGAACCCCCGCGTCGCCAGCCGCTTAATCTCGCGCTCATACTCGCCACCTGGCAGGATTCCCGCCAGTTTGTCCATCAGCACAGAGATAATCTGCACGTCGCCATCCTGAACCGCCAGCAGCTTTTCGAGCCGGATGATTCTGCCCTGAATATTAGCCATGATCGCTTACCTGTGCGATGTGCTGATTATGCTGCTGCGACTCTTCGGCGGTCGCGGTGCGGAATTGGCCGTTCTCTCTTATCCACCCACCGCCGCAGCATTGCGCGCCGCCAGGGCTCACGCCAATCAGCCATATTTCATCCGGGCCGTGACTCCCTCCCAAGTGCTTACCGGCGCTTTCCAGGGCCTCAATGCGTTTGATGATGCTCACTGTAACCCCTCCTGTGCTTTCTCCAGGTCGGCCACGCGCTGGGCCAGTTCGGTTATCTCGATAATCTTCACCATGTTGGCCAGGCCATCCAGAATCATTTTCCCCTGGACGGCAGGCAGATCCCCGGCGGCAATGGCTTTAACCACTGAGCGGGCGGCAGCGGGCAAGTCGCTGTCGTCCAGCTCGAACGGTACCGGCTGATAGACTGGCTTACTCGGCGGCACCACTCTGTCGAGGATAAGCCTACAGATCACCGCCTTTAGCGGCTTCCATGATGGTTTTCACCGCATCGTCAGCGCCGCCCTCCAGCACACGCCGCAGTTCGGCCGCTTTGCTGCTACGGCCGCCGGGATTACCGGAGGAGCCTTTCTTCCACCTGCCGCCTTTGTCACGGCCTGCCTGTTCTTTCGTGCTGTCTGGTGGCATGTGTAAATTCCTTTGTCGTCTGTATCGGATCCGCACTACGAAAATTTCGTAGTGCGAACCTTAACTTTTATAAACAGTTCATGGAGTAGGGCTTTGGTGCGCGCTTTTCAGGTTTCGTATTGCGCAGTTTGCTGCGTTCCAGTCTGCGTTCCATCAGCGCTTCGACAGCTCACGCTGAAAAGCCGCGCTCATCTGTTCACGTGCATCCTCAACACCGTGCTGCAAAAACTCCTTCCTGGCTCGCGGCAGAGTGAATTTCTGCGGGATGTTCGGATCTGCAACGTAAATCGCATAGTTTGCTGAATATCCGATACGCCCGGTGATGCGCGTGCCGTTAGTCATGACCTCTTTAAACTGCGAGTTAATCAGGGTGCTGGTATCAACCGGCGTGTAGATTGCGGCCACCAGCCCGGCCTCATGCAGTGCGGCAGACATAGCACGTGGTACTCGCCGCCCGGTCATATCCTGAGTCAGCGCATTAATGTTGCGCCGGATATTGTTAAGTCCTCTGGTTTTGATACCCATTCATTACCCCTTTCTGCTGCCCGGTACGCACCGGAAAAACTGCCATTTTGCTGCGTACCACTCTGCGTACTGCGAACTACCAGCGCGAACCAAAATTTTTGACGGCCTGTGTCTTAAATTCTCTATAAAGCCAGAGCTGGCAAGGCCTGCGCTGATAAACCCTCTCTGAATCCGTCAAGAACAATCCAAAATTTCAGGCTGTTTTGGCGGAACCTCACAGCGAACCTTCATCCGTGCTGGTGGCCTGCCGCTGCTTTGCCTGCCAGCGCCGATACCCTTCTAACTGCCGCGCTTTCCCTTCCGGTGTCTGCGCGCCGGTGCTCATACCGCCGTGGAACTTGCAGCGGCCATTCCTGTAGATGTCCTTTCGCTTGCACGGCGTACCGGCCCGCGTGGTAGCCTCACAGCGCATATCGGCCATCCATTCTGGTGCTGGCTCCCGGGTAGGTTTCGCGTTATGGCTGTATCCGCTGTCCACCCACTGCTTAAACGCAGCATCTGACTGCCGGTAATGCTCGGCCATTAGTTTGAGCTTCTGCTTTCTGTCCATTCGCGTTTCCAAAGTCAGGTTTTCTCAACCATTCACGGGGTAGGGCTGCGCATTACACGACAGCCCTATTAACTGAGCTTAAAATGATCCGCGTGCCACAACCCTTGTGCCCAAGGCGGCGGCATACCCTCGGGTTATGACTCCATTATTCGCCTGGTCATCGAGCAGGTAGGCTCTAACCTCAGCAATGCCGTTATCCATTGAGGTTTCAGTTTGCAGTGTGTGACTGCCGCCGGAGGTCTGGTCGAAAAACTGGATATTGACCTGCAAGGGACGATTGTTGCTACCTGATTGCTGAGATGAATTGCTACCGGAGTTATTCAGATACTCCTTGCCGGTAGAAGCCTTTTTGATTGATGGCGTACCGCCGGTTACATCCTTGTTGCTGAATACCCGGCCCTTATCGCCCGGTATCATGAACAGGCCTTTGTTAGTCTGCATAAACTCCGGCAGGTTTCCTTCTCCCACTGGATAGACGTTCCCGGACGTCACGGGGCCGCCGTTTTTGCGTCCTTTTGACAGTGCCATTATCCCGGCCATAGCCCCCATACCGATAGCGACCGCACCGCCGAACGACGCGATAGAGGACATGATCGCCGCTGGCGTCCACGCTGCCGTTGTGGCTGTTGCCGCGGTGGTGCTGGCTGCCGTTTGTACTCCAATACCTGCAACCTGCGCCGCAGTGGTCGCACTAATTGCAGCCTGCTGCGTGGTGGCGCCCATGATAGCGGATTTGGCCCATTCCGCGCCCATCTGTACATATGAGTTAAGCAACTGATTTATGACCGTGGCGGCCAGTGACCTCGCAGCATCACCTGCATCCTGGGTTCGTGTAATGATCCCAGCAAACGCACCTGACGCGTTACCAGCAAGAGCGTCAAGTGATGATGCCACCATTTCATTACCCTGGCTCTGATTGCGGTATATCTCCCACTGCGCAGCTATGCGCTGCTGCTCGTACTGCTTGTTCGCCGCATTCATCAGCTCGATGCCGCGCTGGGTTAACTGCCCCTTCTGCGTTTCAAACTGCTGGATTAAAGCTATCTGCTGGGCGTGCTGGTTAGCCAACTGCTGAACGGGGTCAACCTCCCCCTGTGCTTGCTGAGTCGGACTCACTACCTGCTGCGCGCGGATTTTGGCGAGGTTTACCTGGTGCTGTTCCTCCAACTGCTCGGAGGCGCGGTTGTACTGCTCCTGAGAGATTATCAGCTCACCGTTGGCATTCTTCTGGTCTTTCAGGCTGTCGAGAGCCTTCCGCTGGGCGGCATAGTCGGCGTTCTCCTTGCGCTCCGGCACCGCATTCTGCGCTTTGAGGGCAGCGGCCTTATCCCACGCGGCGGCAGCGTCCTGTTGTACCTGGGCGATCTGCTGAGGCGTCGGGTTAATCAGCTTTTGCTTAGCCGCCAGTATCGCCTGTTCGCGTGACAGATCGCTGGTGGAGTCGGCAGAGAGAGAAGCCTTCTGGTGATAATCTTCGAGGATGCGGGCGTTGTGTTCGGCCTGAGAGGCACCTTTGGCTTGTTCTGATTTTAGTGTTTTTTGTGCCTGCGTATTTTTATATGTGGCGGCAGCCTCATCCTCCATTTTCTTCGCGCGAGGATCGTCTTTATCTAAACCTGAATCTTCAGCAGCATATTGAGCCTGCAAGCGAGCGCGCGCCTCACCCTGCAGCTTCGACAACGCAAGATTTCGCTCTGACTGTTTGATAAGGTTCTTCTGGCCAGAGGTAAGGTTATCGGTCTCGCTATTCATTGCTGACAGGTTAATCTGCGCCAGCCCGGCGACCCTGACAAGCTCAGTAAGTGGTCCAAGGAAGGTCACTAACGCAGCCGCCCCCTCGGTTGATGAGCTATGTGTATTTTGCAGCTCAATAACCAGTTTTTGAAGGGCTTCCGGTGTTGGGTTATTGGCCACATCAGAGAGCTGCTTACTCAGCCTAAAAGCGGACTGCTCTGAAATCCCGAATTTCTCAGCCAGCGTTTGTACCGTGCTCTGAATGGAGTTTGACTGAACAACAAAGCGCGCCCCCGCGCCTCTCGCCTGTTCCATTGCCTCCGAAAAATCATTCGATGTAGCGCCCACAGCAGATAGATTTTTACTAAAGCTGTCTATTGATGCCTCACCGGTCGAGAATGATGTTCTTAGCTTGTCAGCAAAGGTAATGATCGAACTGGAAGCATCATTAATGGACTTCGGTATTTTTTGTACCGCAGCGTTATATTCAATCATCGCCTGATTTCGCAAAATCGTTGCGGCCTCGGCGTTGGTTTTGGCTAGAAGTGCATATTTGTCAGAAAGCGCAGCAACTCCATTTTGCGACACGGTGATTACCTTATCCATTGCTTCTGCGGCATCCTTCAAGGCGTCCATTGCGTTTTTACCCCCATTTAGAGAGGTAATAAGCGTGCCTGCAATAACCGAACCCAGCGCTATTACGGCACCAAGAACGGCACCACCTGGGCCGAATGCTCCGGCCAACTGAGACCCCTGCTGAGCGAAAGCCACCAGCGCAGACTGGCCGCCCTGCACCTGAACAACAAAATCCTGCACCTGATACCCGGCCTGCTGCATGGTGTTTTTCCAGTTGCCGTGGCTTTTGGCTCCGGTATCAACACCTGTCTTCATGTCATACAGTCGCCCGGTCAGCTCTCCGATTTTCTGCTTTTCCTCATCGGTGGCCTTCGAGCCAGCGCGGATCTGCGCCGCCAACATTGCGGCGCTGCGGGCGCCGTTCTCCTGGGCCTCTTCTAGGATAGCCAGCTGATTGCCTAGGCTTTCAAGGATAGACTCTGCCCTGGTAAACTCAGCACCAGCGCCGCCGGCACTTGAACCAGCTTCCTGCATAGCCCGCGTAATGGCATTCACGTTAGAGTTTAAGGTTTTGAGCGAGCTATCCATCGAGCGGGCGTAACCCGTGAGCTCGCCAAATGCCGCTCCAGCCCCTTCTGCGGAATTTCCCAGACTATCGAATGCCTTACTACCGCCTTTAGAGTTTGACGATAAATCATCAAGGGCTTTTTCAACTGTTTTCATCCCCTGAAGGAAAGGCATTACATCAGCAGAAATATCAATGTAGTAACTACCCAGATCTGAACTCATAGGCACCTCAATGAATTGGCATAACTGACTTTTTGCGCAAAGCCAGAGTATTCATGGAATTGATAACGTGTACGCCGTGTTCTGTCAGGCGGTACTCTGGGCCATCGAATGAAATAAAGGACATCAGCATCTTATAAGCCTCTCGCTCGAATGCTGCGTCACACGTATTTTTGGCCGCTGAGATGGTGTTATCCATCAGACCGGAAGCCAGCAGATGCTTTTCTACGTTGCCACTGACACCATCCACAGTAATGACGTTATCGCCAGTTTCACGGTGCAGATCGCGGATGTAGGTTTCGGCTATTACCTCAGCCAGTCTCTGTAATTGTTCCATCACGCCCCCATTACTTCCGTTAAAGCACGATCCATTAGCTGGCGTGCGATGGCGTGCAGAGTCGGGGCAAGCCCCAGGGGGGATTTTTTGCGCTCTATTTCTTGCAGAACTTTTATCTTTTCGATTTGCTCAGGGCTAAGCAAGATCGGCTTAACGGTGTGTAGTGTCATGGACTGCCTCCTGTTTATTTATACAGCAATTATACTTGCATAAAAGGCAATATTCACGGCATTCATTGCAATTAACGAAACGAATAATTTGTGGTCACGATCGATTTTATTGATCTTCAGGCAATAAAAAACCCCGATAAACGGGGTTGATGATTATAGAATCAATTCTTGCAGTATCTGCTGTGAAAATTCCAGAATGAGGCAGCCTCTCCATCTGGTTGCTTTCCACCGCTATATCTCGATTGTAGATAGGCCCACCCCCTTTTATCCCATAGCTGCACAAAGCGCATACCTTGGCGGCTTATATTTGTGTGACCAGACACCACACCACAAACAGCTGTAACTCCATCGTTGCGATAAACCTTCATATCTGAAAATGTAAGCTCTTCTGGGCTAATGCGAGTATCACACTCGCGGAAATATGCATTCCTAAACTGAGGATCTTTTGCATCCTTCATAAACCGCCACGCATCGCATCTTCCCTTATTGATTTCAAAATAATCTGCAATTTTTGCTTTTACATCACTGATAATTTTCTCATCCGGCGTGTCGCCGCAGCCCGCAATAACCATCACCGATAAGAACAGCAGCGCTGTAAGGTATTTCATCGTTTTATCCCTTCATCCCAGAGTAGAAGCATCCTATCACTGAAATCCCGGCTCGAATGCGAATTACCCGCCAGGCTGCCGAACTTTCTTCCCCTTCATCCTGAACGCCTCCCCGTTCGGACTGCCGATCCCCATCCTGTCCTGCGTCCGGGTCGCCGCCGCCTGCAGTCCGCCGTAGTCGTCAGGTTTGGCCGGCGGGCGCCTCACCTTCTGCAGACAATCATCCCGGCGCTGCCGCACCCAATCCCGATCCTCATCTTCCGTACAGCACCACATCACATCCATCCAGCGGGTGGCTGCCCGCCGGTAGAACCCCTTTGCCTCCAGTTCCTCGGCCTTACTGTCCCTTATCATGGTGCTGCCCTCCCTTTTCACTTTTCTCCACCAGCTCAGCGGCAGCCTGCTGCTGTTCTGCGGTTACCTCGCCGCATGACTGGCCCGCCAGGTCGAAGCGGCGCCCGCCAGCGGCCAGCGCCTCTTGGTACTGTGTGCGCCGGGTGTATGCCGCCAGAGCAGCTTTGAGAGAGCCGGTGCCGAAGGTAATCCCGCCAGCAGCGATGGCTGTGATTAGGTCATCCAGTATTCCGACTTTTAGCGGCCGTGGAGCATCCAGGCTAAACAGCTGCGGCCAGTAGTCAATAAGCCTGCCTACCTTGCGCGCCCGCGCCTTAATGTTTTTCCGGCGCTTTCCCGCCGGCTGACGCCGCTCTTTCTGGCTGGTGGCTGGCATCGCAGCTGGTACAGGCTCAGCTGCAGGAGCTGCGCGCAGCGGCTTCTGATAGATGCCTTTCGGCTTACGGTTAATGGAGAGTGTTTGCATTCGATCCCCCTCAGTACGGCATGTTGTCATCAAAAGGCTGTGTCTGGTCGTAGTCCTCATAGCCCTGCGCTGGTGGCTGCTGCTGCGCACGCCGTAGCGCGTCGGTGGCCTGCCCCTGCTGCCCGGCCTTGCCGCCGGGGCGTACCGTTCTGGCGCTGATCACGCTGTCGGCCAGCACCTGATAGCCCTGCTGCGTGCCGCCGTCCTTTCCGGTCCACTGATTCAGCTGCATGTTGCCCGCCACGCTCACCAGCTCGCCCTTCTGGTGCTTCGCCAGCGCTTCGGCCTGCTTCCCAAAGGCAATAACGCTCAGCCAGAAGGTGGCTTCTCCGTTCTCCGCCGCATTGCAGGGCAGCGCCACCGCCAGGCGGGCCATTGCCATGCTGGTGCCGCTGCTGGTGGTTCGGGTCTGAGGGTCGGCCACCAGCCGCCCATATGCTGAAATTTGTGCTGTCATGCTCGCCTCTCTTCAGGTCAGTCTCTGTTTTTTTCTGATAATAAGCAGAAATAGTGTCGGTTCAGTTGGTTCAGTTGGTTCACTGCCCGCCAGCCCGCGCCGTTACTGGGTTTTCCTGAACCAACATCAGCAATTTTGCGTTGGTTCAGCGGGGCGCTCTGTTGGTTCACCGCCTGCCAGGGAAAAAACTCTACCCGCTGGCGTTGGTTCAAAACGGGCATTTGTTGGTTCAGTGTTGGTTCACTTTCATAATTAAAATCCTTATAAAACAGCAATCTTTAATTACTGAACCAACTGAACTAACTGAACCAACACCTTTTACTCGTATGTGAGAAATGCTATTCCTCTGGCTGGTCGTAGTCCTCGGGCAGGTAGCTGAGGACGTAAACGTTGATCTGCCTTCCCTGGATACGTGGGGACTTGCGCTGATATCCGCGGCCGCTGCTCGGCGGCGTCAGCATCCCCGCGCTTTTCAGCACCTCGGCAAACTGCTTGTGATTAAAGCCCGCGGCGATTTCCTTCTCGAACGTTGCCGGGAACGTATAGAACGATATCGGGCTCTCGTCACGCTCACCCTCGCGCCGCCGGTACCCGGCCAGTTCTTTTATCGGCAGGTCGGCCGGACTGTAAGGGAACGGCGCAAACCGGCTCAGGCCGTAGGCGTTAAGAAACGCCTCCGTTTGCTCTATGATCTGCTGGTGCTCTTTGTTGCCGGTGCCGAACTCCCGCAGCCAGGCGTTATAGCTGTGCTGTACCGCATCCCGGCAGGTCTGCGCATCCCAGCCGGTGATGCCGGCGCTCAGCAGCAGCGCCGCCTCCAGAATGGCGAACCGGGCGGCCACGCGATGTACCTGCTCGCCGTAGTCTGCGGGTATCAGACTGCGCCAGCGGGATTCGCACTCCCGGACTGCCTCTGTGGCCTCCTGCTGGTGGCCAGCCAGCCACTTAATCCACTGCCGCCCGGCGGCGCCGTGGTAGCGCTGGTATGCCTCTTTCAGCGCGTCGGCGTGCCGCTTGCCGTTCTGGTGCTCGTGAAATTGAACGGCCTTACTCAGCGGGATATTCAGCAGGCGCACCAGCTGCCCGGCTTTAGTCCTGCGGCCGGCGCCCGCGATGAAGGTTTCCAAATCCATCTCGCCGGTGCTGATTGCCACGGTGCGCCAGCGCTTTAAGTCCCGGTTGCCGCCCTCCTTTGCACCCTGCAGCTTCCCAACACCGTTAAAAAGCGCATAGGCAGACTGCGACACGCTTACCGGGTCGGATCCCTGACCGACCTCATCCAGCGGCATCAGGCCGTCATTGTGTGCGGCGGCTTCGTTCGCCAGCCCCAGCGCCGTGCCGTACCACGTCAGGCGCAGCAAATCCGGGTTGCCATACAGGCTGCTGGCCACGTTCGCCGTGGTGGTCTTTCCCGCGCTCGACTGCTCATAGAAGTGGATCCCGAAACCATCGGCGCCCGCCAGGCCAATCAGCGGCGCCGCCAGCGCTGCGGCGGTCGCAGTCATCATGGAGTAGTTACCGGCTACCAGGCGCGCCACGCTGCCGCGCCAGTCCTCAGCGGTGCCCTTGACGGTGTACCCGGCCGCAGCCGAGCTGCGCCCGTTGAACAGCACCGGATGTTCAGGCGTTCCGATAACCTCGCCGTCCGGCATGATGTATGCCCCGCACTGCCATCCCGTCGCGTGGGCAACGCGCCACAACTCCCGCGCGCCGCTGCGCTGTAGCCAGTCGGCCAGGATCGCGCGCAGGCTGCTTTTGGTGGTGACGTTAATCCCGCCCGCCTTCAGGGTGCGCCAGCCTTCACGCTCGCCAATATCAGCCAGGGGGATTGCGGCCGTCGTCAGCGCGCTGGCGCCGAAAGCCTGCCAGCGGATAATCAGGTACTGGTCTTTATCATCCCGGCCGGTGCCCACCACCTCCAGCGGCGAGCACAGCCACGCTTCCTGGTTGATAACCTCGCCGCTATCCTTATCCACTTTCGGTGTGACCCAGAAAACGCCGTCTGCGTGGATCTCAACATGCGGCTTCAGCGGGTCTTTCTCTGGCTGGCCGGACTTTCCGCCATCAATGGCCTGTAACTGCGGTTTCACGCTTTCCCCCTGCGGTTGATACATCGAATCGTTAAAGGCTGCTGTAGCGGCTGCCAGCCCGTGCTGCTGGTGGTAGTCGTTCCAGTCGGCTTTGTGGTCGCCCGGCGGCATCGTCATCCACCCACCCACGGCCTGCGCGGCCTTAAGCGCTGCCATCTCCCCGGTGTTTGGCTCGTCGTCGCGCCAGTCGTTGTCTGCGGCAATGACGATCTGCGCCTGCGGATGCTTCTGGCGCATGACCTCCGCCACCGGCAGCAGGTTGCCCGCATCAATGGCGCACACCGTCAGCGCGCCAGGGCGCATCAGGTGAACAGACAGGGCGGTTGCCAGCCCTTCGGCAATAATCACCGCCTGTGGCGCGGCAGGCGCATTAACGGCGTGAAATGCCCCACGCTTCGCCGAACCGGTCAGCAGCCGTTTTCCGCCCTGCGGGGTGATGGTCTGCGCCGCCACGACAGCGCCGGAACCGTCCACCAGCGGCAACAGCAGATCGCCAGTGCTCAGCACCAGAAAAGTGAAACCCGGCAGCCCCTTGCCAGCCAGGTACTCGCTTTCACCCGGGGCGGCATCCTGGCGCAGTTCGGCATAACCGCGGGCAAACGTCAGGCGTCGCTGCTCCGCGTCCTCTGCCGCCTGCTGCTGGCGCTCCTGCTCCCGCTGGTGGCGTTCAGCCTCCAGCTGCTCCCGGCGCTGGCGTTCGGCTTCTTCGTCGCGTTCAGCTGCCCGGTACCCGATACCCAACACCTCCGCCACCAGCCGGGCGGCCTCCGTGGTGTCGCAGTTGTTCACCCTTCGAATAAGGTCAAGGCCATCACCGGCGCCGCACTGGTTGCAGATAAAGCTGCCGCGCCCGCCGTCGTCGAACCGGAAGCGATCTGCGCCGCCGCACGCGGGGCACGGAGCGTGCCTCCGGGGTGAGTCGGGAACGTCGATATGCAGGCCAGCCAGGACGGACGGCCATTGCCCGGCAGCAGCGTGGGTAACTTCGCGGATCAGATCGATGTTACGCATGGAACCCACCTCCGTGATTTGCTACAGCTGCGCCCATATCATTAACCATTCCCTGCCACAGGTTGCGCCCTTCATCAGTCAGCCCGCTGTCGTTGACGCATTTACTCAGTCCATGGATAGCAATGCGTTCCCAGCCGGGCCCGCTATCCCTGGCTACCTGAAGGTATGTAGCGTCAATTAGCTGACGAACGCCTTTTATGCCGCGGATGATTTTCACGTGTACCGTGACGCCCGCCGCGTCAACCGTGAAAAACTCGCCGCCGCTGGTGGCGGTGATGTGGTTATAGAGTGCCGCAGCGTATTGGTTAGCCAGCGCGTTAAGCCGGAAGTTTTTAGTTATCACGCCCATCGCGCGGCCTCCTGGGTGATTGCCTTATAGGCCCGCATCACTGCAGGCGTCTTTCCCGTTATTTCAGTGCGCAGGATCACCAGACCAGAGGTGCGCGCAGTTACCGTTGAGCACAGCAGAGCCGCATCAACAGCCCGGCGATGCTTGCGCATTGCCAACACACTGCTGCGGATCGTGATTCTGGCAATAGCGCCGGAGTCCTGATAATCAATCTGCATACATTCCCCTCAGTGCGCCGCCGGCGCTTCTGGAATGCCGTTTTCTTCCAGGTCGGCGATAAAGCCATCGTGAAGCGTGGCCATAATCTCTCTCCCGGCTGGGGTCAGTTCCCCGGCGCTCACGTCCAGCATCGACTGGTAAAGAACAATGGCGTTCTCCGTCCCCTGCTCGGCTCCGTAGCGCCCAATAAGCGCCCCCTCGATGTTGTTTGCCATCGCCAGGCGCTCAGCGAACGGGTAAACGGGAATAGCGGCCTTAGCATTCACGTAAATTGCCACCTGCGACGTTGAGCCATCCTCTTCAGTGATGGCGCGGGTGCCGTTCTCCATCTTCATTTCGATGACGAATACCGCGGCTATGAGCCAGCGCCACATGGTCAGGTTGTGCTGCGCGGTGAAGTCGAACCAACCTATGTTGCCTGCGTCAGCAACCGCGAGATGAACGTCAAAACCCGTTGAGGAATCGTCATACTCCCCGGCATCCAGGCGGTTTACCGCATCGTCATAGCCGATAACCTGTATGCTTTGGCAGCCCGCCGCATCAGCACGCGTGATTTTGACGCCATCAGGCGTTGGCTCAGCGCGGAACTCCCCATGACTGGTTGAATGTTGGGGTAACGGGATGATGTTGCTCATGGGCGGTTCTCCGGTAGTTCGTTGCCTTCCAGCAGGCAATGCAGATCTCGCGCTGACACTTCAAACAGATAAATCAGCGTTTTCAGGTAATCGTCGCGGCTTTCTGATTCGCTGCAGGCGATTTCCTCCATCAGCTCAGAGAGCGTAATCAGGTGGCGGGTGCGGGTCGTTGGATTAACGTCCAGATCGTAGGATTTAAGCATTCTTCACCTCCGGGCCCGTTACGCGATAGCCGCAGCGGGTCAGTAAGGCGATCATGCCCTCCGTGGTGATAAGGATTTCATCCTCGCTAATCGGACGAACTGAGGGAATGCCGATGCCGGCATTGAGCTGATACCGGCCACCAGCCACAATGCTCATCAGGATGGCGCCGTTAGAGCGACGCACAATGTCGATTACTTCGCTCATGATTTCGCTCCTGAACGCTTTGACGCATCCATAGCGCACAGTTCGTCTTCTGCGGCATCCATAACGTCAGGTATGCCGTCCAGCAGAGAAAGGATCGCGCCGATTAAGTCAGCAGTATCGCCGTGGTCAGTTGTGGTACGTTCCAGCCAGATAGAGAGAACGGCCTGGGCCTGCTGAACGCGGCAGATAGAGTCAGCGAGGGATACTGGATTCATGACTTCTCCTCCCGTTGTGCAATCTCTTCCCCCAGCCATGCGGTAACGTCACCGGCAAGGCGCTTTAAGAGGGTGGCAATGGCCGATACTTCACAGGCGGCCATACGGTGCGGGTAAACCTCAACGAGACGGGCAATGATTTCGGCCTGGTGCGCGCGTTCGGCGGCCTGTTCTAAGGTGATTTCGTGGCTCATACCGCCACCTCACGAACCAGCAGGCGGCCGGCAAAAAAGCAGACGTGATCCCGCGCCAGTGAGCGGCGTGCTTCACGTTCTGATGATGCGACAATGTGATGAATTTTGGCGGTGATTTTCGGGCAATCGCGGCGAACTGCGGCAATTATCCAGATAAATTGCGGATTTTGGGTAGGGGTAGTAGCCAGCATAGCGGCAGCCTCCTTCGTGTGGTGTAAACCACCACCGAAGAGACCAATCTTACTGGTGGTGGACTGTGCAGAGTTGGTCTTACCGGACACAAAGGAAACCGGCGCCTCCGAAGAAGCCCCCACACAGCCCACCATAATTTTGCGAGCGCCGCGGATTATACCAGGAACGCTGAAAAAGGGGTGTACTGAGCTAACGACACAAAAAAAGACGCTTGGCGCGTCATGTATCGCCTTTGTGATTACCGGGAGACCAATCCCGGCACCAGATTTTGCTGGTGCGCTATAACCATAGACCGGGACGCCGGCAGACCGCAAGCCCTTTTTGCCGCGGTGCGGCAATTTACGGCTGGTGGTGTGATGCGCGTCGCGACCACCGCCAGGCAGGGGGGCGCCATTACTCTGGACGGCAGTCATTGGGCCACCTCCGTGAACTCCTTCAGGAATCGCTCTACGGGCTGAACGCAGGGAAACTGGTAGCCCTGGCGGTAGAACGTCACGCGGTTGTGCTCTACCGATACAACGCTCACTACCTGACCGTGAGCGTCGCGGTAAGTGTGATCCGGCATAGGCAGGCTGGTGGGCTTATTCATCGTTAGCCCCCATCCGTTTAGCCAGCCACCGCTGGGACAGGCGGGTTAACTCTGCTTTGCGCTGATCGTAAACCATACCCATATCAATCAGCGTGATGTTGGTGCTCTCCAGGTAGCTGAGGTGCTCCAGCTGCCCGGCGCTCATGCTGTCGCGCGGCTCACCGGCGATTCCGCTCACCTGCGCCCACTGCTTCGCTGTCATGCCGCCCAGGACGATACGGGCGATCATGTTGCTCTCGTTGCTGTAGTGCCGTGTTTGCGTCTCCTTCCCCAGCTCTGCCCGGGCAGCCTCCAGAGCGGCGCACATCGGCTTAAAGAGGTTGGCGGCACCAATGCGGGCCTTTAGCTGGCGGCGGTACTTCGCGGCGACTTCCGGCGCGCTGAGGATTAGCGCTTCCTCGCACTGGATAAAGTAGCGGCGAACGGCGCGGCCCTGCTCGTTGCGCTCAACCATCGCCACTTCCTTAGCCATGTTGAGAGACAAGCCATAATCTTTACTGCGACGGTCACCGCCACGCTTCGTTACCCATCCTCCGCCGAGCTGGTTATTTTCTGAACTTTGATTCCTGAAATTTGAGGAATCAAAAACTGCATAGTCAGTTCCCAGCACAAAGCCATATTCTTCAATGCGCAGCTTTATCCAGGTGGAAAAATCGTTACCAACGCCCAACGCTTTATGGAGCGCCTTCGCACTCACAATATTGGCTTCACGTCCGCCAATCTGACCGGAAATAACCGGCACAATCGCGGCGAAGTCGTTTGCGGGAATTACGTCCTGGCTGGCTGCAGACTGAGGGGCGGCCTCCGAATTAAATCGGCTTTTTTCAATTCTCATTTTCTCGGCTCCGTTATGCGGCTGTGAAGTTGTCCGGGTAGAGGTTAAGAATGTCGGTAATATCCTGCGCAGAAAGGCCGTGGTGCTGGTTAATGGCGGCCATATGGTTGACGTACTGGATAACTTTCAGGACGTCAGCGCGGCAGGTGAACCGGTAGCGCAGGTGGGCGCCGATGCCATCCGGGTTCTTCTGCTCGATGCGCTCCAGATTAATATCAAGCTGGCGCTCAATCTCAGTTGCATAATTGCGGCCGGAAGAGAGACGGCAATAACGCAGGATGTCGTTTTCCGTCCATCCCTCAACGCCGGTACGCAGCATATAGATGCGGGCGCGGTGCTTCTTCGGGGTTCGGCGGGGTGCTTGAACGGCGTGAGCTGGTGGCGTAACATCAGTACTGCGAGTATCTGAGTTGGCCGCCTGCTGTACGGGGCGGTTTTTCTTTTCCATTAGGCCACCCCGCCGCGACGTTCTGCCAGCCAGTCGTTAATCTCTACTGCGTCAAATGCGGTAATTTTCTCTCCCAGTTTTACTGGGCGCGGCAGCGATCCGTCGCGGACTTTGCGGTCAATGGTGGAGACGCTAACTCCCAGCAATTCAGCTAAGCGAAAGCGTCGGATGTAGCCAGTGTGTGGTATCGCCTCTGTAGTCATGCTTCCCGTAACCTCTGTATGAGTGTTGTTGCTTCGTTACGGAAAATCATGTCATTCGAGCATGTCGATGTCATCGCACCGAAATTTAACTTTTCGGTGCGAAATTAACTTATTGATTTAAATGCCTTATTTGCTTTGGAAAAATAATCATCCAATAGTCGCGAGCTGATTCTACCGTCATTTTCAAGCATTTCAGACTTCAGAGCGTCTTGAGTCCATCGTCTTGACGTCATTTGTGTTTTTTTAAGAGCGTTGAGTATGGAGCCAATAATAAGAAGTGATTCATCAAGCGCTAGGCTATCATCGCTTTCTTCAATAGCTTTTTTTTCAAAAAGCTCAATATTCGTATTTCTAAATACGAAATCAACGTTACCCAGGCCATCATCAGGATAAAAAAAGGAACTATAACCATCTAAGCTAAAATCAACAAAAGCCCCCGCTTTTTCATCATACTGCCGAATATTTCCACCGTCATCAGCTTTAAAAGTATGTTTATTGAATGTATTTAAAATATTAACCAGGCCATGCTCTGTTTTTATAAATGGCCCTTCCATATGACAAAACTCACGCAAATGCAGGGATTGCTCCAAATCAAACTTGTGCATGACATCGAGCTTTTCGGCTCCAATCATAGGTAGATCGTATACGCCGTCCTCAATACTGAATACATACCCTTTGCGCACAACAGTTTCATATTCAAAATCAAGTTGCGCATCTTGATAGAACTCATCGCCAGCAGGAGTGCTGATGATCGCCCCACCATCAACCACAGAAATTATCCAACGTTCGAACAGTTCTCTTTGAGTTGTTTTTTTTATTTCAGATAATATTGCATACCTGCTTTCCCCGAGTAATACAGATATAGTTATATGACCATCAATAGCCAATTGCAGGCAATCTGCCTCTGATACCGGCTCACCTAGTGTTTTTGTAAGCCTGGAAGCTGTTTCCTGCAAAGTTAACCATGATTTAAATTTGAAAATCTTACTCATTACGCCACCTTTTGCGCATTGCCTTAAAGATTGACCGGAACAGGCGGTAAGGCTTTCCGCTTTTCGCCCCGTCGGGCTAGATCCGGTCTATTCGGTTACTTCGCCTTCCTGATAGGCGTCACGTTATATTCTTCCCCGCTTTCCAGCGCCACCAGCAGATCGGCCCACTGCGCCAACGCTGCTTTCCGTTCGTCAAAATACTGGTGCCGGTTATAAATTCCCTCTATGCCTGGTATTTTATGGTTCAGGCAGCGCTCGGCTATCACCGGGTCGATACCCAGCGCCGCCATTTGGGTGCGCATCGTGCGCCGCAGGTCGTGAATACTGAACGGCTCAACGTCTGGCATTTCTTTCAGCACGGATGGCATCACCATGTTCAGAGTTGACCGGCTGACGTGCGCCGTCGTTCTGGCCCGGCGGGCAGGGATTAACCAGCGGCTATCGCCGGCGAACAGTCTTATTTCCATGATCCACTCAATTACCGGCGCCGCCAGCGGAATATCAATATCATCGCCGTTCTTAGCCCGAATGCCCGGGAGGTGCCATACCTGATTATCAATGTCGAACTCAGCCCACTCAGCGGCGCACAGTTCCATTTTGCGCACGCCAAGCGCCAGGATAATCTTGAAGGTCAGCTCGTTCTCGCGGCTGATACCGCGACCGCGGCGTAGCGCTTTGAAGAACATCACCAGCTCTTCGCGCGATAGCGCCCGCTTGCGCCCCTGCTCTTTACCACCAGCATCTTTAGCGCCGAAGGATATAGCCGGGTTAACCTCGACCATTCCCCGCACTACGGCGTAATCGAACAAGCGTTTGAGCATCCGCAAAACGTCATTGGCGACTGTCGGGGATCCCCGCTCAATGACATCCTGCAGAACAGCATCAACATGCCTCGGGCGGACATCCTCGACTTTCATCTTCCCGATAAGCGCCACGATATTCTTTTGCAGGCTGCTGCGGAAAAGCTCCGGGTGTTTGTAGTTGGGTTCTATCTGTCGGGTGTAGTACTCGGCGGCGAGTTCTGAAACGTGTATGGCGTTCTTCTCTGCCTCTATCTTCGCGACGGCTTCTGCCTTGCGCTCCTGCTTCTCTCCGGCCACGTCGTAACCCAGCGCGACGCGAGCGGAAAGTTCACGGGCAACCTCACGAGCTTTTGATAACGGGAAGTCAGTGTAAGAGCCGATCATCATCGTGCGCGACTTACCAGACATCTTATAGCGATATCTCCAGAACGGTGTTTTGTCCGCCTGGCGGAATCGCAGATAAAGCCCGTCGCCATCAGCTTTACCCTCGAATCGTTCGCCGCTCTTAATCCACGCGCGGATCTGCATATCTGTAAGTTTTGCCAT